GTTAATAAAGAGGATAAACAAAATGAGCAAAATAATAGAAAACAAAATCAATAAGAGTCTGGAGTCCCTGATTGGTATTACAGACATGAGAATTGAGCAGGGGGTTATCGGGACGGGAGTCTTAGTAACGTGCTATGACTGTTTTATGACATGCTATAAATTCTTTAATCTGTCTGACAGAGAGACGAAGGATTTACAAAACCTGCAGACACTTATTCAGGATGCCACAAAAGCGATTACTAATCTGAATGGTGATGACAGAGGGTCTGGCTCGTATTTAATGGCTTTGGTAGCCTATGCGAAGTTGTTGTCTGTGTCTGTGAAATTTATTGACATGAAAGCGATGAAGATCGCTGGAAAGGCTGGAGATATAGTGTCCATACTAAACAATGCTGTGACGTTAGTTAATACGGCTATTCGTGAAAAGAATTTTATTTGATTGAAATAAAATCAATAAGTATGCTATATTGTTAATAAGGTGATACACGATTATGAACTTCTTTTCTAATCTATTTGGATTTAATAAAAAACCAGCAGTGTCAGTTACAAAGCAGGGGATGAGCTTCATGCCTGCTTTCTCTATGTATGGCTCAGGGACATCGCTGAACCCGTCTGTTTTGTATTCAGAAGGCTATCTTAAGAATTTGTATGTGAAAAGATGCATTGACTATATAGCCAGCTCGTCTGCCAGCATAGAGGTCGAGGCATATAAGGCAGAGAAGCAATTAAAAACCTCTCCTCTGCTTGATTTTATAAACCAGCCAAATTCTATACAGACATGGAAAGAGTTTATAAGAGAAGCTGTAATACAATTATTGATAAAAGAATTATATATAGAGTTAATACTGGACTCCAACAAGAGACCAACGGCGATGTACGTAATACCAAACACTAATATGTCGGTATATACAGATAACATATATTACCCGAGTTATGTAACTCGTCAGGACAATACTGGCTCGTATAAGTATGAATACAGTAGGGCTACTGGCTCTTTTGTAAAGCGAGAGTCTCTGATTGAGAGGCACGTGATTAGGATATTTGATTCGAATGGGAGGGATAGATGGTCTGCCTTCTCGCAGTTAGAGTCTGTTATGCAGTCTGTTATCAATTACAATAAGGCTTTGGAATGGAACACTACGATGCTAGCCAATGGTGCAAACCCGATGGTGGTGGCATCTATATCACATCAGTTGCCTGCAGATCAATTAGAAATACTGACGGAGTCTTTTTATAACCGACTGTCTGGCTCTAACAAGGGAAAGCCGATACTATTTGATGGTGATATGAAAGTAGAGAGGCTTGGCTTCACTCCAGAGGAAATGAGTTATTTAGAGCTATTGAAAACAATGGCTCAGGACATATCAAATGGGTTTAATGTCCCACTCGCTCTATTATTCAATGATGCGTCGACTTTTAATAATACTGGGAACGGTGAGGGACGCTTTTATAGTGATAACGTAATACCTATGCTATCTCGGATATTAGATGCTATGAATAAACTACTGTCTCCGTTGTTTGGTGGACATGCAGTTAGAATTAATCAGGAGTCCATATCCTCGCTGAATGAGGATAGAAATAAGAAAACACAGACGCTGGTATTGTTATTAAGAGCAGGAGTACTGAGCCCAGAGCAGGTGGCAGTCGAGCTGGGTTATGAGTATAAGCCAGATAAAAAGGTGGACACTCCACTTGGGATTAGGGTTAATAAGAAAACAGAGGAAGATGTGTCGGAGTCGGGTGAAAATTCACAAGAAAATCAATCAGAAGAAAAAAACAATGATATTGTGGAAAATAAATGATATAGTTATTATATGAATACACACGGGACAGAAATGAATACAGACGTAATCAGACTAGAGACCTTTTCTTTTAATACCAGCCAGTCGCTTCCAGACGGAGAGTTTGAGGGCTACGGTGCAGTCTTTGGGAAGACTGACGACGGTAGGGAGATAGAGCGAGGCGCCTTCACTGCGTTTGGTGCTGTCCCGAACTGTCCGTTTTTATACAATCATAACGAGTCTGATGTCAATAACATAATAGGTATATGCGATGCGTCAGAAGACGATTATGGTTTGAAAATAAAAGTGAAATTGTTAATGAATGAAAACCCTCATGCTAGGGTAGTCAATACAATGATAAAGTCTGGGGTTATGGGAAAGCTGTCGGTCGGGTTTAGAGGGCATGATTATGTGATGGACAAGGACACAATCAGATTTACGAAGTGTGAATTGACAGAGGTTAGTCTCGTACATACACCAGCCAATCCGAAGGCTATTGTTACTAAATTTGGTGAAAACGTTAATTTAGAGCGACTTATAGAGAGTTCCCTGCGTGATGTAGGGTTTTCATACAAAGAAGCCAAGACTGGAGTCTCCTTGATGAAGGCTCTGATCAACGAGAAGAAGGCTAGTCTGGGGTTGCTGTCATCGGAAGATAGTAATCCAAAGCCTGCTCGTGAGGCAGATCGTGTGGGTGAATTCTATTCTGTATTAAGTAGTTTAATTGAGGGAAAAAATAATGACAGAAGAAATTAGATCGGTTCAGGATGAGGCAAATAAGTTGCTTCATGTAATGGGTGAAAAGATGGCTGAGTCCAAGAAATACACAGACTCGGTCGTTAGTGAAAATATACAGAAGCTATCTTCTGATATATCAGAGTTGGTGATTAGAGCTGGGAAGCTCGATGAGAGAATGGGTCGTGTCGAGACAGAAGGCTCTCTGTCTGTGAAAAGAGAAAAGAGCAGAGATGAGGTTATGGCTGAGTCTCGCAAGGCTTTTGCTGGGAAGCTGAAGCAGGCTATGAGTGAGCAGAAGGTGGTTACAATCACAAATGAAAAGATGGACTACTCTGGTGCATCTGCCAGTACTGGCGGAGTGTTTGTAAATCCTATATATGCAGAGCAGATAGTGGGTGAGCAGGCAGTTATCAGCCAGATCAGAGCGAATGCCTCTGTTGCCAAGATCACTGGGAACATAATCAAATTCCCAGAGAAGATAGGCTTTGTGTCGGTCTCTCAGTCTTACGAAGGAAACGACCCGTTCCCTACCTCGACCACTTCCACTTTTAATACAGTGGAAATACAGTCTGAAAAGACTGTCGGTCTTGCAAAGGTTACGAAGGAAATGGTAACACAAGCCAATAACAGTGCTTTTGATGTATTGACTTTTGTTAGAAATGAATTTGCAACTAGACTGGCTACTCATGAAAATCAGTTGTTTATAACTGGACGTGGACATGCCACTTATTATGAGCCTCGTGGGATATTGGCTGGTGGCTATACATTTCAGGAAGGCTCTGCATACACTGCCTATGCTCATGACACAATACAGACGATCCCTTCGGGAGTCTCTGGCAACTTCAGTATTGAGGGTCTGGCAGACTTGATATATTCACTGAAATCGGTATACAGACCGAATGCGAAGCTATACCTGAGCAATAAGGCTCTGGGAGAGATAACCAAGCTAAATTCAGCGAATAACTACCACTTCGACTTTCTTTCTTCTCTTTTAATAGGCAGAGAAGGACTAGCACCAGTCGCTCCTGTTGTGGTTATAGATGAAATTCCTGCACCTGTGGCGGCGGGATACTGTGCCATATATGGTGATCTAACAAACTACCAAATCGTGGATAGCGACGAGATGGAAATTGTTATAAACCCATATAAATCAAATGCATTCCTAGAAATCACACTCACCAAATACACTGGTGGTGGACTGCTCAACTCGGAAGCAGTAAAGGTGCAGGTACTGAAGGTCGCTTCGTAGCAAAGACTTACTGGCTGGTCTCCCAGCCAGTAATACAAAATGAGGATTAATCATGATCAAGTGTGTATGTAGTATTGATAAATTCACTTACTCTCCAGATGGGGTAAGTCGTATTACTGTGAATAAAGGTGATGTATTAGAGCTGGCAGAGAGTTTGTTTCATTCTTTCTTTAAGTCTGGGTTTGTTGCCTTGCAGGGTGAAAAGAAAGAGGTCTCTGTAACTAACAAGCCTGTCGCTGTGAAAATGGTGGCTGAGGCAGAGAAAAGTGATTTAGTGGCAGACAAACTACCGCCTCTGGTCGCTGGTGGTATGTGTCCGATCGAGGACAGTCCAGTAAATACAAAAAACAAGGGTAAGAAATAATGCAGTCTTTTGTAATTACAGATAAACCAGTCAATCCAATTATTACAGTCGCTGAACTGAAGGCTATACTGAAGGTGGACAACTCGGAGTTGGACACCTACTTGGCTGATTTAATCACGGCTTCGTCGGAGAGGGTGGAGAGTAAGTTGCATCGCTCTTTAATTACACAGAGTGTCTTATTGACGCTAACAGAGAAGGATGCGTGGTACTTATTTCAGGGACAGAAGAAAATGCTGTGGAGACCTGAAATACAGTCAATAGAGTCTGTAACAATGCTTGATATAGACGGTTTAGAGACTGTGGCGGATGCTGATTTGTATAGTTTATCAGAGAATACGTTATACGCAAAAGATGGTCTTATGAGCATAATTCCTTTGGAATTTCAATCAATTAAAATAGCCTACACTTGTGGCTTTGGTGACGACGCAGTGGATGTCCCTGCAGGCATAAGAGGGATTGTGATTGATTTGTGTAGGAGTTCCTATGATCAGTGTACTGAGGGTGATATCTGGTCGAAGCATAAAGAAACGGTGGATAGGTATATAGCATATAATGAGTACGTGTAAGAATTGCTTTTCGCTGAATGCGATTAATATCGTACAGTTTGTTAAGGACTACCAAATACCAGATGGGTATGACGGGTTTAATCGCACATTGATGTCGCTGGGTGAATACTGGTCGATTATTGATCAGCCAGCAGTTACCAATCTCTCTGCAGGTGGCAGAGACTCGATTAATGAGCATATAGAGACTTTTATAGATATTATATTTATAATCCGATATCAGGCTTTTTTATCACAGCCACAATTAAACAAGGAAATATATGTATATCATGACGAGTCATATTACTCTATACAAAATGTACAGAATTTAAGGAACTTGGAAACAAGGGAGTTCGGCAGGAACTACCAAAGGCTGGCATGCAAGCGTGTTCAGATAGAAAATGCAGGGATTGATGAAAATGTCTACATTGTTAATGAAAACAATGTTATACTAGTTAATGAGAATAATATACCTATTGTGATGTAGATGCCAGACCCAGCAACAACAATAAAAGTTATAAACATGCCAGTGGACACCGTTATAGACGGGACTGAAGCGACGCTGGTGGTGAGCTCTGCAGGTGAAAACAAAAAAGCTACCCTAAATTCATTAAAACCTCTCTTTGCTACTGATTTGTCGGGAGTCGAGGCTGATATAGTAACTGCACAGACCACTGCTGACACGGCTTTGGGTGTGGCTGGTCAGGCTGACGGGAAGGCAGATCAAGCTATTACAGACGCGGGGACGGCTCAGTCGACAGCTAACACAGCCCTTGCAAATGCAAGTACTGCAGACGGGAAGGCTGTTAATGCTCAGTCAACGGCTAACACAGCTATTGCAAATGCTGGGACTGCACAGTCGACAGCCAATCAAGCTATTACAGACGCTGGGACGGCACAGGCTGGCGTGAATAATCATGAAATTAGAATAACTGCATTAGAGCAAGAGGACACAGTAATAGACTTCTTAAAAAAGGGGAACTTCTCTTCTGGGATAACGCAGTCCCCCTCGACCTATAACAGTAACCCACTAACATCGGCTATTATCACTCCGATTACAGACGGCTCATCCAAACAGTTTATTGTCCCAGCGGGCTATGAATGCTGGTTTAGAGAAACTCCAGATGTTGTTTACACAACTACACAATTCACGGTAGATATAGTCGATCCTAGCCAGAGTAATCACTATATATATTTCTATCTAAACGCAGGAGTCGTTAATGTCGGTCAGCGTACTAGGCTCAGCGAGCCGTCAGAGGACATGAATGAAATATGGTTAGGGACAATTACTAGCGACCCAAGCCTTGTTAATCAGGGTATAATAAGAAACTCCTCTGGCAACCCGAAGGTCGTAGATCACATCAATGAAGTAGAGCGATTGAAATACATCGGGTCAAGGGTTTTAATGAGAGGCTCTTTGGTGAAATATGCTGGTGGTAGTCCTGCTGGGTTACATATCACTGCGAATGAAGGCTGGTATTCACGCTTTGCGTCGGGTTTTGTATTTGGACATGATTACATGGAAGAGGAAGTCTCTAATACAAAAGGTTTAATTCATACAGTCAATAACCCATTGATATTAGGTGGCTCTGCTAACAGTCGTATATATACACAGAGAAGGGACGGCTTCAAGATGCCACAGAGGTCGGGTAACAATGCCACCCTCGACTTTGCAATAGCTCCAAGTACCACTAAATATCATGCGTATGAGGCAACCTCTGGAGTTATTACACAAGTAACTGCATCATTAAACTCACAGTTTGTGGCATACTGGATCGGCATCTTTCCAAAGAGTGGTTTGATGTATGAGTTGCTGGGAAATCAGGTATGGGGCACTCTTGATGGTGCAAAGACGGCTTCTCTTGTGAATGATGGGCTAGAAATCCCTAGTGAGGTCAAAGAAGGGGTTTTATTGTATTTTGTGGCTATTAGATGTAATCAGACTGCATGGACTGGCTCTCCTGTGACCGATTACTATGTTAAATACTTACAAAGTGTTTCATGATTGACACAACGCTACATGTCGTGAATAAAACCACATCTGCCATAAAAGCAGATGCTGGACTGATTGCTTTTGTGGCAGATCGTGTCTATG